ATCCGGCTATCATTTTAGTTATATTCTTATTGACTGATTTTACGGATGTTATATTTTCATTTAATTCAGCAACTTTATTGGACAAATTCTTATTTGATCCAATGACTTTAAACATCTTTTTTACTTCTGTAATATTAAGTCCCTCAATAATAACTTGGTACATTGGCATATCTGCCACATAATCACCGGCCTGAATATCCCCCTCTGTATATTGTGGTGCTGCCGGGTTTGATTCCGCCGGTGTTCCCTGTATAACTTTCAAGTCAAGACTTTCTATTCCATTGTCTTGATTCTTTTCGTATCTTGCAACAATCAAATCAACACGTTTCATTCCCTGACTACCATTGGTGATAGTAAGAGAGTCATATGTATTTTTCTTGATTGATGCTGTGCACCCTTGATGCATCAACACGCCGTCTCTGATTTTTATTTCATTGTTGGAAGATACCTCTGCTGCCAACTGCATTCCAGTCTGCAGTACATAAGATCCTTCTCCCACAACTCCAATATTTACATCTCTATCCTGTTCTGATGTTACATGGGGCTTTCCTGTATATCCTGTAATTATTTCCATTATGTCTCTCCTTCCAGTTTATACACTACTTTTTCTTTTCCGGAGGATATTGTCCATATCTTTCGACCAATCGGTTTCTTCATACTAATTCCAGTCAGATAATCTTTTCCTCCAACAATATCTCCTAAGTCAATATTTCCTTCCAACTTAGTCATGGTCATGTTGTAAGACATACTTGACTTCTTGCTTTCCAATTCCTTAATTCCATTCTTAATCAGGTCATCTCTTTCTGATCCGCTGCTGTCATATATAGCCACAATTTCCTCTGTTCCCTTAAAATATTGCTGAGTCTGCGAAATTGCACCGTTCTGATCAGTGTATAGATGTATAACCAACCTGTCCTTTAAATCCCCTTTTCCAAGGCAAATCAGATGGTTGATTCCGCGCCGGTTATCGTCAGTTGTGAAATTCATGTTATTATCATTGGTCAGCTCATATTCTGATGACAGATCGTTGATTGGAACAGCGCTCACTTTCACATATCCAGCCATTCCAACATCGCCTTCTTGGTAGCGGATATCCAGTCGATATCCTACTGATTTCAGCATCTTAACCAGTCCAGTATGTAAGGTACAATATCGGTCATATTGATAATTGTTCACTGCAACACCCGTATCTGTAGCAACGCCATAAAAGAGTCCAGGGA